GACAACATTTCCAAAATATTATAAATCTTCGTGCGAGGTGTTATACGGGGTGTGGTATAAAGAGAAAAGAGATGATAAAAATGAACTATACAAAAATGAAAAAATATAAAGAACTTAAAAAGTCATTACTTCAACAACTAGAAGAAAGTAAAAATAATACAACTTATTTTATAGATTTAGTTGAAGCATATATGCAATTATGGATAATATGTCAAAAATTGAATGATGATATAAATGAACGAGGGGTACAAATAATGTATCAAAATGGACAAAATCAATGGGGATATAAAAAAAATGATTCAGTTAATGAGTTAGCAAAAACAAATGCTCAAATGCTTAAAATATTAACTCAATTAAATATAAAAGCTAATATATTAGAAAAGGTTGAGGAAGAAGATGACGAACTATAAATAGCTTTTATATTAATAAGGAGGTGAGCAGGTGAAATATATTAGAGAATATCTAGATATGATAAAAAATGGACCTTTCAGGATGTGTAAAGAGCAAAAACAATTAGCTAAATTCATTGAAAAAATATTTAAAGAAGAAAAAGATAACTTATATGTTGATGAAATAAAAGCTGAAAAGTATTTATCATACGAGAAATATTTTCCATTTAATTTGTTTCCATGGGAAAAGTTTTTAATTGTATTAATGTTATGTGTCTATACAATAGATACTCACCTGCCACGATTTAGCACATTATTTTGTTTGGTAGGTAGAGGAGCAGGTAAGAATGCTTTAATTTCTTATATAGTTTTCTGCTTATCAACTGAAGCAAATAATATACAAAATTATAATATAGATATAGTTGCCAACAGTGAAGAACAAGCAAAAACATCTTTCAACGATATCTATAATATTCTAAATAATACAAAGTATAAAAAAAAATTTAAAAAAAATTTTTATTGGAATAAAGAACAAATAACTAATTTAAAAACGCATAGTGTTATAAAGTATAAAACAAGTAATGCTAAAAGTGCAGATGGTTTAAGACCTGGTGCTGTAGTATTTGATGAAATACATCAATATGAAAGCTATAAACTTATAGATGTACAAAGAACTGGGCTTGGTAAAGTAGATGATCCAAGAGAATTTTATATTACTACTGATGGATTTGTCAGAGATGCCCCTCTAGATGAAATGAAAGCCAAATCAGAATTAATATTAAAAGGTGCTATGGAGGATAACGGATTCTTACCATTTATTTGTAAATTAGACGATGAAAAAGAAGTTCATGATAAAGAAAATTGGTTTAAAGCTAATCCTTCATTATATTATAGACAAGGATTGTTAAAACAGATTGAAAAAGAATATGCAGATTATAAAATATCACCATATACTAACTTATCATTTATGACTAAAAGAATGAATATACCTAAAACACAAATGGATGCTGAAGTAACTACTTGGGATAATATATTAGCAACGAATCAAGAAATGGAAGATTTAACAGGATGTGATTGCGTAGTAGGTATTGACTATTCTAAGGTATCAGATATGGTAGGAGTTTGCTTATTATTTAGAAAAAACCACAAATATTATGCAATATGTCATGGATGGTTTTGCAAACATAGTTGTGATAAAGATAGAATTAAAGCTCCTTTGGAAGCATGGGAGCAACAAGGACTATTAACCATTATTAATGATATAGAGATTAATCCAGATGATATATGTAAGTGGATAGACGAACAGCTAAATAAATATTATTTCTTAAAACTAGGTTTAGACAACTTTAGGTATGCTTTATTTAATAATTCATTAAAGTCTATTGATATAGATGGAAATGATAAAGAAAGGGTCAAGATGATAAGACCAAGTGACATTATGAAGATTGTACCTGTTATTGATTCACTATTTAATAATCATGATATTATAGTAGGAGATAATCCATTATTTAGATGGTGTTGTAATAATACAAAGCTAATAGATGCAGGAAAAGGGAATTTTGTATACGACAAAATAGAGCCTAGAAGTAGAAAGACAGACATATTCATGGCCTTTGTTCATGCTATGATTGCATCACAAGATGTATTAGAAGATGAAAGTAATGAAGAATTAATTTTCCTTGAACCTTTAAATTTCTAATATAGGAGGTGATAAAATGGGATTAAAAAGTTGGTTAGCAGATTTTCTAGGAAAAGAAAGTAAACCTATAAATGAATTATATTATGAACAAAAAATACCGCAAGTATATTATAAAGAATTAGCAATACAAACAGCTATATCACTTATAGCTAACGCAATTTCTAAATGTGAAATAAAGGTGTTTGAAAAAGGAAAAGAAGTAAAGAATAAAACATACTATGAATTAAATATACAGCCTAATAAGAATGAAAGCAGTTCCCAAATGTGGCATAAAGCTATTGAAAAAATGTTTGATGATGAATGTATAATTGTATCTGTATCAAATGAACTTCATGTTGCCAATAACTATTATGTAGATGAGTATCCAATATTGGGAAATGTTTATAAGGGTATTACAATAGGGGATAAAAATGTATACCAACTAGATAAAACATTTAAATACAATGAAGTATTTAGACTAAAACTAAACGATGTTAATATTAAAAATTTAATTAATGGATTAGCTAATGATTATGAAGATTTACTTGAATTAGCTATTAAAAAATATAAATCTAGTAATCAACAAAAGTATATATTAGAGTTAGATAATATAAAAGCTAATGATACTAATTTTCAAAAAACATATAAAGAAATAGTCCAACAGCAATTAAAAAGCTTTATGGAGAATGATAATGCTGTATATCCTCAATTCAGAGGATATAAATTAAATGATATATCAGGGAATAAAAGTGCAACTTGCACAGACTTTAAAGATATAAGAAAAGATATGTTTGAAGTAGTAGCTCAAGCATTTCAAATACCGTTACCTCTTATGTTTGGAGATGTTGACAATTTAGATACTACTATTAATCAATTTCTTACATTTTGTATAGATCCAATAGCAGATATGATGAGTGAAGAATTAACTAGGAAGATATATGGTAACTTTGAAAGTTGGAATAAGGGAAATTATATTGTAGTTGATACAAGTTCTATTTTACATATAGATGTACTTGATATAGCAGATAAAGCAGATAAATTAATTGCTTCAGGCATTTGTTCTATAGATGAAGCAAGAAAAATAATAGGATTCAATGCTTTAGATGAAGAGTATTCAACAATACACTTTATGACTAAAAATTATGATACTGCTGAAAATATGCTAAATAGTATTAAAAATAATGAACAATTAGAAGGAAAAGTTTAAAAAGGAGGTGATAACAGTGAATAGAAAATATTTTCAACTGACTAAAAATAATAATGAAGTTGATATACAAATTTATGGCGACATAACATCCTGGGAATGGTATGAAAATGATATATCAAGTTATACATTATCTAAACAGATAGAAGGATTAGAATGTGACAAAATAAATGTATATATAAACTCATATGGTGGAGAAGTTGCTGAAGGATTGGCAATATACAATCAATTAAAGCGACATAAAGCAAAAGTAAAAACTGTATGCGATGGTTTTGCATGTAGTGCTGCTAGTGTAGTATTTATGGCAGGAGATGAAAGAATAATGTCTACTGCATCATTGCTTATGATACATAATGCATGGACATATGCTAGTGGGAATTCAAAAGAATTAAGAAAACAAGCTGATGATTTAGATGTTATAACTCAAGCATCAATAAATGCTTATATGCAAGAAGTAAATATTACAGAAGAAGAATTAAAACAAATGCTTGATAACGAAACATGGATAGCACCTCAAGAAGCTTTAGAAAAAGGATTTATAACAACTATAGTAAATGAAAAAGATACAAATGGAGCTAGCCAATCAGTTAAAAAATCATTAATAAAAATGATTAAAGAAGCTCAAGCTAAAATTAAATTATTTGAACCAACTAAACTACAAGAGCCAAAACAGACCAAAGAACCAATAGTTGAATCCATTGCCCTGGATTCTTTTTTAAATTTAATAAGAAAAGGAGAAAAGAAATGAGATTAGGAAATAAAAATAATTATACAGATGCCCTACAAAGAGCATTAACAAATGGGACACAAGAAGAGCAACAACAAGCTTGGAATGATTTTTCAAATGCAATAGTAGAAGAAATAAAAGCAGATGCTCAAATATATGCGCAAACTGGAGATAAAAATATATTAGCACAAAGAGGATATAGACAACTAACTAGTGCAGAAGAAAAATTCTACAATAAATTTATAGAAGCAAGTAAATGCAGAAATATACAACAAGCAGTAACTACACTAACATCTTTAACTAGTAATGATTTAATGCCAGATACAATAATAGAAGATGTTTACAGAGATTTAGTAGAAGAACATCCATTATTATCTAAAGTTAAATTCCAATCAGTAGCGTATGCAACTAAAATTATAATGAATGATCATACTAAACAATCAGCAGTTTGGGGAGAGATAGATGCAGAAATAACTAAAGAAATAACTTCAGCATTTAAGTTATTAGAAATGACACAAAATAAACTAACAGCATATGCAGTAATACCAATGGGATTATTAGATTTAGGTCCAACATTCCTAGATGCTTATATAAGAACAATACTTAAAGAGGCAATAGCAACTGCATTAGAAGAAGCAATAATAAAAGGCGATGGAAAAGGAAAGCCAATTGGATTAATGAAGAAATTAACAGGAGCAGTAGATGGTGTTTATCAAGATAAAACTGCATTATCAGTAACAGATTTTAGTGTTAAATCCATGGGGACTTTAATAGCTAAACTAGCTAAAAATGAAAAAGGACAAAATAGAGCGGTTAGCAAATTAACATTAATTTGTAATGCTAATGATTACTATACTTTAGTAGCACCAGCAGTAAGGGTTCAAAACATGAGTGGTGCCTATGTTGATAATTTTGCATTTCCTATGGAAGTTATAATGAGTGAAGCAGTTCCAACTGGTAAAGCAGTTATGGCTATGCTAGATAATTACTTTGTAGGTGTAGGATTTCCTAAAGAAGGTGTAATAGAATTTTCAGATGAATATAAATTTTTAGAAGATCAAAGAACATATAAAATAAAAACTTATGGAGTAGGTAGAGCAATAGATGAAAACAGTGCTTTAGTACTAAATATAAGTGGATTAGAAGAAGCAGTTATACCTGTTAAAGTAAAAGGAACTGTAGCAACTAAGGAACAAGCATAATAATAAAAGAAAGACTAGTCTATGACTGGTCTTTTCTTTTTTTTAGAAAGGAGAAGTCATGGATAAATTATTACAAGAAGTAAAAGATCATCTAAATATAACATGGGATGAAGAAGAAACAAATAGAAAAATAGAACGAATAATTAAAGATGCAATAGCAACACTTAATTGGAAGTTAGGAGCAAAAATAGATTATTCAGAAGAAGAAGGGCAAGAGCATAATCTACTATTAGACTATTGTCTGTATGCTTATAATCAATGCACAAATGAATTTGATAATAATTATTTCAATGAAATAATGCAAATTAGACAAAAATATGAGGTAATTCAGTATGAACAAAGTAAGTAGATATAATGATGGCTTTATAAGAGTTTATGAGGAGATACCTAGAAAAGTTAATTTTGGAGCTAAGGAAAATACTAACTCTAAAGAAAATCTTAAATTTATTGTTAAACTTGCATATGAAGAATGTAGCAAAAGACAGCAGGACCTAGAATTTGCAGAGGCAAGTTCTAGGACTTTAAATTTAAAAGTTAAGACTAGGTTTTATAGTGGATTAAAAAATAATTATAAAGTAGTGATAGAAAATACATTGTATGACATTGTTTATATAGATGAAGATAGAAAAAATAGAGAACTATATTTTTATTTAGAAGAGGTGATGACTATTGAGTAAATTAGTTGGAACACTTGGAAAAATAGAAGAAGCATTAGCAAGTTTTAAGCTACCAGTATGGTATGGAAAGACTTTTTGTAAATCAGATGATAAATGGAATTATTTCGTTTTTAATAAAAAACAATTTAATAGAAGTGGGAAAAGTAAAATAGATTTTAATTATGACTATCAAGTACATATTATAATGGAAAATTATATAGAGGAAGGATTTGAACAAAAGGTCATAAAAAAAATAAAAGAAAATACAAATTTAAAACTTATAGATCAACCAATGCAGTTTAATTACGTTCAAAAAAATAACACAAATTTAGTAGTAGAAATATTAACACTAGAATTCACAAAAACTTTTAAAGGATGTGATATAAATGGCTAGTGTTGAGTTTAGTATTAAGGATGAAGATATAAATAAAATAAATGAAGCAATAACAAATTTTGAAGGCAATGCTGAAAGAGTTATAAATGATTATTTAGGGACACAAGCAAAAGAAAAGTTTATACAATCTATAACTAACTTAATTCCGGTATCACGTGTAAATAAAAGAAGACATGCCAAAAATAGCAACCCACTTGATGGAAAAATTAGAAACAACTTAACATTATGGATTCATACAAAACCAAAGTTTAACTATTTATATTTTCCACAAAATGCAGAAGGAACTTCAAAGGGAAAAATACCAAATGATTTTATGGAAAGAGGTATAGACGCAGAATATGACAATGTTGTAAATGGAATATTAGAAAAATTACAAAATGGATTGGAGGGAATGTAATGACTAAATTAATAACCGTATTTTCTGAGTATGAGATAAAAAATAGTGCAATTAAAATTAATAATGGCATAGATACAGGATTTAAAAAAGTTGGATGCGTTGGCAAAATAGAAGAAACTCTTGATTGTATAACAGTTACGAAAAAGTGTGAAGGAGTAGTAAAAAAAACAGTTACAAGAGGAGCTGGAACAGGAGAATCTAAGATAACCTTACATATGAACTATAATTTATACATACAAATATTTGGAATGGATGATGAAAATTTATTAGATGGAGTATATGGTTATGGTACTAATAGCAGACATAGAGAGTTTACATATGTAGGTGAAGTTATGGATGAAGATGGAAATATAAAATATAAAGCTTATCCTAAATGTGCAGTTAAAACTGGACCATCTAACACAATAGAAAATGGTGGAGAAGAAGTACAAGAAATAGAAGTTACTTTCTCACTTTATCCAGATGATTATGGATATTGTGAATATGAAGCACCTGCAATAGAATTAGATGATACAACAAAAGGAAAATGGATGACAGAATTTACTCCTGAGTTATTAAGAAAGACAACATCACAATCACAAGGTACAGTATAGGAGGATAAAATGAATATAGTATTAGAAAATGGAGAAAAAATAAACCTAACACTAAATTTCGGAAGATTATTACAATTAAAAAAAGAAAATAAGCCTATATATGAAAAGTACAATAAAGTTTTAGCAAACGGGGCAAAAGATGTAATTGAAGATACAATTATAGTTATATATACTGCATATTTATGTGGTATCTTAGAAAAAGACAAAGTATTAAAAGACAATATATTAAGTTTTGAGCAATTTGCAGAAGCACTTCCTCCAAATTTTGTAGAAATAAATAATATATGTCAAGAATTAATAACACCAAAAAAAAAGATGGATTTAGAAAGCCGTTCATAAAGAATACTGGAAAAATAAAAGGATCAAAAATTAAAATACCTAAATTTGTTTTAGAGGACGTAGAAGATTATTATGCTTACTACGTCCTTTGTTTAGGTATATCTGAAGATTTATTTTGGAATGCCGATTATTCATTTTTATTGTCGGTAGTCGAAAATAAATGTGCTTATGAAAATTATATTAATTATATAAAAATAATAGATTTAGAAAGGAGGTAGAATATGGCTAGACAAAATCAAGCAAAAATAGAATTTAAAGCTGTAACATCAGAATTCACTAATGGAATAAGAGGAGTAAATAGTTCATTAAAAACAATGCAAAATGAACTAAAGTTAAATTCAGCACAATTAAAAGGTAATGGAGAAGATGCAAGTTTACTAACACAAAGACAACAAATATTACAGAGACAATATGATGCAACTACACAAAAGATAGAATTAACACAAAGGTCATTAGAGGAAGCAAAAAGATTGCTCGGAGAAAACTCAACAGAATATAGAAATTTAGAGAATTCTTTATTAAGAGCTAGAACAGCTCAACAGAATATTCAAAATGAGTTAAATCAGACATCAAGAAGATTAGAAGATCTAGAAAATTCAGCTAATGATGCTGAACAGGATGTTGAAAGTTTATCTCATGAATTAAATGATTTAGGAGATTCAGCGAGCAATTCAGAAGGTGGATTTACAACATTAAAAGGAGCAATATCTACATTTGCTGGAAATGTACTAACTAGTGCAGTATCAAAGATTGGGGAATTATCATCGCAACTTTTAGAACTAAATGAAGAAACAAAAGAATTTAGAATGAATATAGCTAAGTTAGATGGTTCTACATCTCAATATGGTTATTCTACTGAATTTACTAATAAGAAAATGAAAGAACTTTATGGATACTTTCAAGATGACCAAGTTGCAGTAAATACAATAAGTAACTTACAAGGTATGGGACTTACAGAAAAGGAGTTAAATAATACTTTAAGTGCTAGTATAGCTGTATGGACTGCATATGGAGATTCTATACCAATTGAAGGATTAACAGAAAGTGTAAATGAAACAGCACAAGTTGGAAAAGTTACTGGTAGTTTAGCGGATGCATTAAACTGGGCAGGTATTTCAGAAGATGACTTTAATAAAAGATTAGAAAAGTGCAATTCAACTAAAGAAAGAGCACAATTAATTACAGATACACTAAATGGTGCATATGGGAAAAGTAAAGAAACATATGATAAAAATACAGAATCTCTAAGAAAAAATAATGAAGCTAATTATGAGTTAATAGATGCACAAGCTAGATTAGGTGAAGCAATAGAACCAGTAGATACAGCAATTACAAATTTAAAAGCAAGTGCTTTAGAAGCTATTGAGCCAGTTATAAAACAAGTTGCAAATGGAATAAATGGACTAATAAAGGCTTTTAATGGATTACCACAAGAAGCTAAAACAACAATAGTAGCTGTTACTGCCATTGCAACTGGGATAGTAGTATTAATTGGAGTTGCAGGAGCTATATCTTCAGCATGGGGTGTTATAACAGGTATATTTAGTGCAGGAATAAATGTATTTGCAGGAGTTGGAGGAGCAATAGCTGCAATATCACCGCCTATATTAATAGCAGTAGGGGTAATAGGTGCATTAATAGCAATAGGGATAGCATTATACAAAAATTGGGATACTATAAAAGTAAAAGCCACGGAAATATGGAATAATATATCAAATACAGTTTCTAATGCATGGAATGGAATAAAAACAAAAGCTACGGAAATATGGACAGGTATAAAAAATGTAATTGTAAATATTTGGGAAGGCATAAAAACCGTTTTCAGCACGGTGTTAGAAGTAGTAAAAGTATGTATTACAACATACTTTAATTTTTATAAAACAATTATAAATACGGCTTTAAATGTTATAAAAACAGTTGTAACAAGTATTTGGAACGGAATAAAGACAGTATTTACAACGGTATTAAATGGTATAAAAACAATAATTACTATGCAATTTAATGCTTATAAGACTGCTATATCAAATATTATAAATGCAACAAAGGGAGTTATAACAAAAGTATGGAATGGCATAAAGAGTGTTATAAGTACTGTATGTAGTGGCATTACTAATATTGTTTCCAATAAATTTAATAGCATAAAAAATACTATAAGTAATATTATGAATGGAGCAAAAAATATAGTATCTAATGCATTAAATAAGATAAAAGGATTTTTTAGCAATTGTCATTTGAGTTTGCCTAAAATTAAAGTTCCGTCTTTTAGCATAACAGGAAAGCTAAGCATAAACCCACCAAGTGTACCTCATATAGGTGTTACTTGGAAATATTTGGCTCAAGGTGGTATATTAACAAATCCAACATTATTTGGAATGAGTGGTAATACTGGACTAGTTGGTGGGGAAAAAGGACCTAAACTTTTGGGTCACTATAAGGAAACTTATAGAAAAAATAAGTTCGTGAATTCGGTGAAAGCTAAGTTAAATAATATAGAAAAAATAAGTGGACAAATTGCCTCATAGTCGTATATAATAATACTAGGGGGTGATTATGTATGGGGACGAAAAAACACACATATAATGAAGTTAAACAGTATATTGAAAACAATAGCAATTGCACTTTATTAAGTACTGAATATGAGAATGTTAATGCTTTAATGAATTTAAGATGTGAGTGTGGAGAAAAATTTCAAACTACATTCAAATTATTTAAACAAGGTAAAAAACAATGCAACAAATGTGGCTATAAAAATTCCAATAAAAATAGAACATACACAATAGAATATGTAAAAGAGTTTTGTAAAAAAAATAAAATGATATTATTATCAGATGAATATACAAATTGCAAAACAGAATTGGAACTTATATGTAATAAATGTGGCAAACCATTTAAAACAACTTTTGACCAAATAAAAAATGGCAATAAAAGATATTGCAATGAATGTAGTGATACGAAATTCAAAAAAAACATGAATTCATTTAATAAAAAAAATCATGATGATTTTGTTGAAGAATTAAGTAAAATAACTAATGATTTTGAAGTGTTAGATAAATACGTAGATGCAAAAACACATTTAAGATTTAAATGTAAAAAATGTGGGAATATTTGTTACAAAACACCTGATAATATACTTAATAAATTCAGAGGTTGCTCAGTATGTAATGAAAGCAAAGGCGAAAGAAAGATAAGGAAATGGTTAGAAGATAATAATATTAATTTCGAATCTCAATACAGATTTGAAGATTGTAAAAATATAAGACCCTTACCATTTGATTTTTATTTGCCTCAATATAATTGCTGTATAGAATATGATGGAGAACAGCATTACAAAGAAGTTAAGATTTTTAGACGACCATTAGAAGAAATCCAAAAAAATGATAAAATAAAAACAGATTATTGTGCAAAACATAATATAAAATTAATTAGAATCCCATATATTAAACTTAATGAGGTTGAACAAATATTATTTAATATGCTAATACCGAGCCAAGCCAGTTAGGAAACTACTGGAAGGTGTAGAGACTAGATAAAGTAAGCTAAGTAGAAAGAACTTGTAATAAGTTCTTTTTTTATATGCAAAAATATCCACGAGTGCGAACAACCCTAACGTAAAGGCGAGGGTTAAGAGATAGTCCGAACTATATGGAAACATATAGAACTATAGGATAAAGAGCCTATAGGTTAACATAATTGGAAGCAATTTTACCATTAGATAATTTTTACAGCTATTTAGATAGTAAATTAAGAGAAATAAATAATACAAAAGAAATAAATTACGACAAAATGACAGATAGTTTTATAGCAGCTTTAGAAAGATTAAATTTACAAGTCAATATGGATGCTAAAAAAGTAGGACAATTAACTTCAAAACATGTAGAAGAAGATATAAATGCCCGAAAAAATCAACTAAATAGATTGAGAGGAATATAAAATGTATTTTGATAAGTATAAAGATGTAACTTATAATGGTATTTTTTTATCTGAAGTATGTGAGATACAAGATATAAAAATACCTTTTTTATCTTCTAGAGAAATTGAAAAATTAGATATAGCAAGTATTGACGGAGAAAGATATAACGGATTTAAAACTAATAGTTATAAAATAGAAATAGAAATATTGATAGATTGTGATACAGAATTTGAATACAATCAAAAAATAAATGAATTAAGAAGTATTTTTGATGTAGAAGGGCTTAAAGAATTTTCATTAGGAAATGGAAAATTTATATTAGCAATGATAGAAGATCAAATTGATGCACCTGAAAAACTTGGATTATATTCATGTGAATTAGTTATAAATTTATATTGTCCTGTTCCTTATTTTTTTTCAAAAGAAACTAAAATGTTTCAAAGTGAAAATGGAATTATAAACATAACGAATAATGGTAATAGACCAGTACCACCATTTATAAGTATTGGATTTAGTAAAGATACATATTTTTGTCAGTTAGAATTAGAATCAACTGGTGAAAAAATATTAATTGGGAAATACCCTATATTAGGTATACCTGTAAAAGCTGCTACTACAGAAATACTATACGAGGATTGTAAAACAATGACTAATTGGGTACAAAGTAGTGCAACTATAAATCCAGATAGAAGTATAGATGGAACTATGGCTATTACAGATGAAGGAGAAGGGATAAGATTATCAACACTAGGGAATACAACAACAAAATGGAGAGGGGCTTTATATAGAATAAACTTAGAAGAAACATTACAAGAATTTAAAGTAGAAGCATTTTTTACACATAAAAGTACAGGGATAAATGGAGATCCTACAGTAAAAAATACTGATACGCAGACTATTACCTCTGGAAATAAAACAACTTATTATAAAGTTACTGTATCAAGTTTAAATGTTAGAAGTGGACCAAGTACTAAATATAAAAAGTTAGGAGCACTTCAAAAAGGATATAAAATATATAATGGAATAAAATCTAACGGATGGGTAAGTTTTACATACAATGGGAAAACAGGATATTGCAGTGCTAATTATCTTACTTTAGTAGTAGAAGATTCAACAGTAACAACTACTACTAAAAATATGGTAACTAAAATGAATACACCTTTAAGAAGTGGACCTTCTATGACATCACAAATAATTAAGACAGTAGGCACAGGAAAAGTTTTAAGAGTGATTACAAGCAAAGAATATACTGATGTAGATAGTCAAGGTATAACTAGATATTACTATAAGTTAGACAAAGAATTTGATGGAATAATGGGTTATGTATGTAAAGCTAATTTAGTTGAAGCAGGAAACGTTACATTTTCATATGATGAAAAAGAAACAGAAGTTACAGCTGATGACAAAACAGGAACTATAGAATTATATTTATTTTCAACAAATGGAGTAAAAATAGGTAAATTAGAATTATCAGACCAAAGTGAATACTTTGAGTATACATCACCTAAAGTATATGTGGGTGAAAAATGTATACTTGAAGATGATAAAACATTACCAGAACCTAAAAAAGAATATAAAGTAACAGAAAATGATGGTAAAACATCTATTTCTATAAGTAATTACTTATCTGGAGCATGGGGCGATTGGAATGATTTCTTCGGGAAATTATCTATAAAAAGAGAAAAAATAAATAATGAATTTGTTTGGAGTGCTGAGGTAATAAAGATAAATGACGGAAATATTATAAAAACAAAATCAGTTAGCAGCATAAAATCAAATTCTTTTCCAAATGAAGATTTAGGATATATATGCCTATATATAGGTACAATGGCAGATTCTATGGAAAAATGTAGCGATATGTCTATGAAATGGCTTAAAGTAGATAGTATTAATCCTATATCAAATGAAGATGAAAATGATATAACTTATTTTAAAGAAGGTGACATACTAGATGTTGACTTAGAAAATCATTGCGCTTATTTAAATCATGAAAGTTGCGATAATTTAGTTGATATTGGTAGTAGATTTTTTATGTGTAAAAATGGCGAAGAAAAAATAAAAGTAATAAGCAATGATAAAGATGCAGTAGCAAGTGCAGTTATAAGAGAAAAATGGATAGGAGGTATATAAATGATTACGGAATTATATATTCTCGATAGAAATAAAAAAATTGTATGCATACTATCTAATCAAACAGGAGAAAAAGTATTTTATGACTATACATATACTTCATATTTAGAAACAGGAGCAGAAATATTTAATTTTTCAGTTATATTAAATAATGATATTGAAAAGTATATTAAAAATATGAACTATGTACTTTTTAAAAGGAAAGATAAAATAAAGATGTTTCAAATAAAAGAATATAGCGATGATGAAATTATAAATTCTACAGTAAGAACAGTAAAATCAGAGTTTATAGGATTAGAATTATATGAGGATTCGGTAAGAGAAAGCATAATAGAAGGTAATATAAGAAAAGTATTAGAGACTATATTACAAGATACATCTTATGAAATAGGATATATAAGCCCTAAATTAGATGACGTTATAGGGACTATAGAGATAGAAAAACCTACTCCAATTTATAGTGCTATACAACAATGTATACCTATATTTAAAAACATAGAAATAGAATTTGATTTTGAGTTAATTAATAGCATAAATGGAAAATATAGAAAGATAATAAATATATATGCAGATGGAGAACGTGGAAGAAAAACTTATAAAAGATTTGATTATGATTTTAATACATATGGAAGTAGTAGAGATGGAGATGCTATAGAATTTTGTTCAGGATTAATTCCTGTAGGCTCAAATGGAATTGGAATAAAAGAAATTGAATGGTATAAAGCAAATGGATTTCCTTTAGATAAACCTTTAGGACAAGATTTTATAGTTGATCCAGAAGCACATGATATGTTTAGTAATGAAGGAAAATATATTTTAAAACCTTATGAAACTAATGATAGTAATCCCTCTGAATTAATTTGGAATGCTTATTATAAATTACAAGAATTAAAGAAAGAAAAATATACATATGATATACCTATATATCTTACTGAACAAGAATATGACGATATTGAAATAGGCGATACAGTATATATTGTAAATGATAAATTTTATCCTTCTATTCAATTAGAAGCTAGAATAACAGAATTACAATTATCTGACAACAAAGAAAATAACAAAGCTATATTTGCAAATTATAAGGAAGTAAGAAGTAATATAAAAAATTTAGATAGAGACAGTATTATAAACGAAGCTATAAAGAAAATAAATGATATAGGTATAGGCAAATTAACTATAGCAGATATTCTTACTTTAAAAGAATATTTAACTAAATTAGGAATAGAAGAAAAAGAAATTGATGAAATATACAATAAATTAATAAATGAAATTAATCCTGCAATACCACAATTACCAGAAATAGCAGAAGATAGTGAAGATTATACTAAAATATATGTAAATAGTACGGATGGAGGGCTTTGGATTGGTGATGAACGTATAGCGGATATTAGAAAATATAAATGTGCAACAATTACTAGTGAAGAAGGAGATGCATCTACAGATGATGATCCTAATGGAACAATACCTCCAAGTTCGCAAATAAATCAGGAATATTATGAAGCTGTACAACATTATAAAACTTTTAATTTAGGAACAAAGCAAAATACTACAACTGTAAGTAATATATTAAGTAGTAATAATAAATACAAATTAAATATAATTGTTCCTTATTGGGCAGAAAAATTTGGATTAGATAAAAACTTAGTAGTAGCTGTAATAATAGCAGAGAGTGGTGGAAATCCAAGTGCACATGGGAAAAGCTCTGGAAGTGGATATGGAGCTATGATGTGTGAACGTAGTGCATTTTTTGGTATAAAGCAAACGATAAAATTTCTAGATGGGACAACAAAAAGTTTTACTCCATCTTATTCAACTATGCAACCATATGCAGCAGGAAATATTATTTTAAATGGAGTTAGTGTAGATAAGAATATAAGCAATCAAATAATGTTTGGCTGTAATGAAATGAGAATAAATATAGAACAGTTTAGAGGAAATATATTTGCAACTTTGGTAGGATATAACTTTGGACCAGGAGGAGTATATTGGTGTATATGTAAATATGTAGCTGAAAAATATAATTATACATTTGTTAATAAAAGAAGTTTATCAGCACAAAGTAATCAAGTTAAAGCAAAATATTATGAAGAACTAGAAAGTGGAAGATGTAATTGGGGAAGTTATAGACAACAATATAAAAATACATGGGGAGCAGGTACACCCACAAACATAGAATTATATTTACAATGGTATAAATCAGAAAATGGACAATTACCATATTATATTGATTCAAGTGGAAACAAAATGGGATATGGAGTAGGCAAGATAAAAACAGAAGTTAAAAATAATATAGTAACAACAACTAATATAACAAGCAATGTATCTACTGTATCACAAAAAAAAAGTGGTAGTGAGATAAGAGAAATAATTGTAGATACAGCAAAAGCTATATGTAAGCAACATACTGACAAGTTAGCAACATACGACCAAACATATAGAACAGTAAATTTTAGAAAACCTAGAAAACATCCTGGAACATTCTATGGACTAAGCAATCCTATTTGTTATGACTGTTCATCGCTTGTTTCATGTGCATATTTAGAAGCAGGATTAGAAAGTGCTTATTCGGCTAGTTGCTATTATGGAACATTAGTAGCTAATACAACTAAAAAAGATGGATATGTAATGTTTAAAATAACAAAAGAAACAATTGAAAATATGTTACCAGGGGACATAATAATGATGTGTAATAAACAATGTCCAACTACTTTTACAAGAGCTGAAGCTATAAAAGTAGGCTTTACACATCATACACTTATTTATTGCGGGAAAGAAAATGGAACGCATATGGTTGCCCATGCTAGACAGTGGGCTTACTGGCCTAATGCAATTCGTTATATGGCAGTTTATTCAGATATTTATAAGTATGGATTTTGTTTACGTCCATATGATTTAGTAGAAGCTGATAAAATAACAAATAATAATAATAGTGGTGGAAGTGCAGGTTCTGAAGGATTAGATACTGGAAGTAAAAGTGATATTGGAGATTCTATAGTAGAAGAGATGAATGAAGTTACTTTAAAAGGAGTTGTAGGAGCTATACCTAGTGACTATTATAATGATGAAACTTTAATAAAAGTTGTTGAAAAAAATAATAGTTACGATTATTTAGATTATCCTTCTACTGTACCATATATTTATACTCATTTTGGAATAAATGATCTTACTAATAAAGGAGTACAAGAATATAAAGATTTAATATTAGCTTTAAAATCTTCATATATAAATACCCCTATTTTTATTGCAAGTGAACTTAAAGTAAATAGTAGTTATACAGAATATCAAACTGTAAATGATAATATAGACTTATTTAATGCACAAATGCAAAATTTTGCTAATACAGAAGAAAATATTATTTATTTAGATATAAATGAAGGTCTTACTTCTAATGGTATGGTAGATAGTAATTATTCAAGTGGAGGATATAGATTTGACAGTAAAGAAAATTCTCAACGATATTACAATATAGTAAAAAAACATATACTTAAAAAAGCAATAGGTGGCATATATAATCCAAATACTCCAGAAACTAAGCCGCAAGATAATCCAGAAGATGAAGATAAACAATATGAGAATGTAATTAACAATGTAAGTATAGTAATGTATCACAATAATACTTATAAGTATGATGTGGTTAAAAATATTACATTTTTATTACCAAGTGCAGTAAAAGAAAATTATTGGAGTAAATTGAAATTTCATACCAATAAAAATTCTGAACCTACTAAAGTAACACAAAGTAAAATACTATATTTAGAAGGAACTGATTGTAAAGCAGGGCAATTAATCCCAAATGCCGATACAGAATATAATATAACAGTTATGGCCTCTACTAAAGATGATAAAGTAACAGAAAAATATTATGGAGTAGTATCAGGGCTTGCAAAAGGAGGAAGTTACAAAGATTTTTCAGATTTCGTAGGTAAAAGTGATATTGTAAAACTAGCAAAAACTTATTACGACAATAAAGAAAAATTTAAATATAATGCTCCAACAGCACTTAATTATTCAAATCCACAAGCTAATATAAGTAAATGGAAAGTAGATGGATTATTTAATATAGATGGTTCTACATTTGTAAAATTATTATGTATGGGATTATCTTATGATAAATCTCCTTATGGAAAAACAACAAGTAAATTAAAGAAAGATCCTAATTATGCATGGGCATTTACATTTCCAAGAACAGCAGCAGAACAAGCACAATATTGTGTTACACAAGGATGGGTAATGGGAGGAATTGATGTTACAAATTGGAGTAATGTAGAAGCTGGTGATTTGTTATTTTGGGATAGAGACGGACAAGAAAATGGAAGATATATGTCAATTTCACACGTTGCAATGGTATATGGATTTGATGAAGAAGGAGATGCACTTAGTATAGAAGTAACAAATAAAACACCTTGTATTGTAATAAAAAAAATAAAACAAAACACAGATGATAAATTATTATTTGTAGCTAGAATTAGGAAGGAGTAAATATGAGTGATATAGTAGAGAGTAAACAAAACTATGATAAAACTGCTGCATCTTTACAAAACTTAATACAGAAAATATTAGAAGCTGGTGAAATTACACAAGATGATGACAATGAATTAGTAGATTTACTTACTGAATATGATAAGCTATATAATACAATAACAAGTTCTATACAGGAGCAGAAAAATAAAACAATAAGACAAGAAATAGATGAACTAAAAAATAATAAAATAGGTGCAACAGTAGATGATTTATTAAATATTTTAACGGAAAATGGAAGAAAGACTTTTATATATAAAGATGATGATAATAACATTTTAATAGATATGAAAGCTATTCCATCACTTGTTATGTTAGTTAATAAATTTAAAATGATAGCAAGTGATGGGGAAGATGAGTCTAGTATAGTATTAACTCCTAATTTTATAGAACTATTATCAAACTCTGATATACTTTTAAAAGCTAAAAATATTAATCTAGAAGGATTGGTTACAGCTAATGGATATTTTAAAATATTAGAAGATGGAAGTATAGAAGCTGTAAACGGTAAATTTACAGATTTAGAAGTTGATGGCTTAAATGTTTCTAGAAATCTAACTGCTGATTCAATTACTGTGAGACAGTTAAATTGTGCTAACTTACCTGGAAGTATAGCATCTGATATGAATGTGACTGTTGACCCTTCTGCTACAGATGCCACTAATATATTTGCCAACAATGCAAAATTTACTTCATTACAAAATTGTATTAATAATATTCCTAAAAATCTAAATGGATATACCGTAAATATAACCGTAAATTCTATCACCTATGAGAATATAACAATCAAAGGATTTAATGGAGGTACTTTATATATATTATTTAAGGCAAATAATTTCGGATATGTATTTGGTCATAATTGTAGTTCTGAAATATTACTACAAGGCACAGGAACAACATCGCAAACACTTGTAAGCAATTATAAAACAACAGGAAATGTAAACATGAGAGAAGGCGGAGATACTTCTTACAATATAGTTCAAACTGTTCCAACTGGAGCAACATTATTACTTACAAACTTTAACTCAAATGGATGGGGATATACAACATATAACGGCAAAAGTGGATGGATGTCTACTAATACAAGTTATATGGTAAAAGAGGAAGTATATGAAACATCAGGTAATTCTACTGCTATACAACCAAGTGAATTATTAACACAAGATGGTAAAAATTATGCTGCAGTGTTTTGTAATTGCCCTTATGTAGCATTATTTGATTTAGAGGTATATGGTAAAACTGGTAACACTGCTAATTATGCAGTAGGAGGAATAAGAGGTTCTTATGTAGATTTAGAAGGTATAAAAATATGTGGAAGTGAGAATGGAGTTGCTGCAGAACGTGGAGGTCGTGTTTTCGAATCAAATACTACAGGTAAGGTTAACGGAATTGCACAAAATGCTAATTGTAGTGGTACTATTTATATACAAGATGGTACTACTATAAATGGTACTATTAGTAAAGATAATTCATCTCAAATAATTTATTCATCAAGCGGAGCTGTACAAGATACAACTAGTGATGTTGGAACAAATAACAATACTACAACTGCTACATCTACAATAACTATAACTAGTACAGGTGCAGATACTTATAGAAGTACAACTTATTATAATTATAAGCAGGATAATACCTCAAGGCAAGGTAATTATGGTTGGGGTAATTGTAACGGTTTATGGGTATTTGGCAATAAATTTACACAACTTAAAGGAAAGACAATAACTAAATTAAGTGTAACTGTAAATCGTATTCAAGGCGGTATATATGGCAATGTAACAGCAACATTGAAAATGCATAATTATGAAGCTATACCAAGTGGAATGCCTTCGTATATAGATGGATGGAATACATCAATAACTACTCCTATCAACACTACTAAAACAATTGAAATAACCGATGCGGCCGTATTAAATGCTATTAGTGCTGGAACATGTAAAGGATTCGGTGTTCAAGGACCGTATGATTCTAGTCATTATGCAGTATTTGATGGAAATTGCACAATAACAGCTACAATACAAGGTTAATTTATAAATATATATTCGTATAATTAAGTAAATTAAGGTATACGGAGGTGATAATAATGGGATGTAAGAAAGGTAAAAAGAAAGGTGGAAAAGGAGGCAGATAATTTAAATCTGTAAATTATTATATAATTCTTAGTATGATAAAGTAGGGATTAATTATGTAAAGGAGAGATGGGTAATGATTTACAAACAATGTATTTTAACTATAAATGGAAATAATGCTAAATTAGATGAGGATATTTATCTGTTTAGACTAGATAAAAATATAGAATTATATTTCACTATAGTTAACAACAAATATAAATTCAACAAGTCAGATTTAAACAATATTATTAACCTTACAAATGCTAGCTATTTCCAAATGAGATTGTATAAAAATGCGGAAGTAAAATATACATTTGCTATACAACCAACAGATAATGAAAAAGCAATATTGACTATTACAGATGATTTAATTGATGAACCTATTGAGGTAGGAGATTATGATTTCCAAATATCATTATTAGATGACGATAAATCTAGTATGATCTCTTTACCTATAGTTAGTAAGCAAATCCATGTATGTGAACCACTTGTAACAGATGCAAGTGAAACTGGTACTGCTGTACTAGGTTTGAGTACGTTAGAATCTGGTGAAATTGTAGATGCTTTTGATGAAGAGGGAAATTATATTAGAAAAGTTCATGTTAATGGGGAGTTAATATCTGCAGAATTATTTAATAAATGGGAGGAAGCTTTAGAAACTAACTCATCGAATATAAAAACTCTTGATTCGCAATTTAAAGATATTGCGAACTTAATAAATGAAAATTATTTAATCTTAAAATCGCCAAATGGAACACAATATAAAGTTAAAGTTGCTGATAATGGAACATTAGAAGTAATTGGTGTTAGTGAAGAAGGATTGGAAGGTTTGATAGAAAATAGAATTTTAGTTTGGCATGATGAGTTTAATGGAAATTCATTGGATACAAACAATTGGAATTATGAATTAGGAGTTGTTAGACATAATGAACCACAGTATTATAGACGTGAAAATGTAACAGTTGAGAATAGTAATTTAATTTTAAAAGCGAAAAGAGAAAATTTTAAAGATAGAAAGTGGACAAGTGGAAGTATTCATACAAATAATAAAGCTGAATTTAGAAACGGAAGATTTGAAGCAAAAATGAAATTATCTTCTAATATCAGCTCATTCCCTGCATTTTGGCTTTATGGAGCCATTGAAAATGAAGTATATACTGATGAGGATGGAACATTAGTGGGAATACCAGGATGCCATTTCCCAAGATGTGGAGAAATAGATATAGTAGAACATATAAATAACTATATACAAGTAGGAGGTTATTATAATAATTCTTGGGATATAACTGATGATAATGAAATGGATTATACTGCGACTGCTAAAATGAAAAAGCAAGATTCAACAATAGATTTTTCTCAATATCATATTTATGCGTTAGAAAAAACTCAAACAAAATTGAAATTTTATTTCGATGATACATTATTGCTTGAAGTTCCAATTACCGAAGAAAATAAAATTTTTAGAGACCCGTATTTTATAATTCTTGACCATGCATTGATGAATGTTGATTCTATAGAAAGTTCATTAAATGAAATCGATATAATGGTAGATTGGGTAAGAGTTTATGCTCCGACTGAAGATACTTTCAAAATATTAGCGAATAGTATAAAAATAAATGAAGAAAATATATTATTAAATGTAGGAGATATGAAATTATTAACAACTACATTTTTACCTGAAAACACACAAAATCAAACATTAATTTGGAAGTCGTCTAATGATTCTATAGCCACAGTAGAAGGTGGATGCATAAGAGCAAAAGCTGTTGGAAATTGTAAAGCTACAGTAACTACATCAAATGGAAAAAAAGATGAGATTGACATAATTGTTAAGGCATTAAGTGATATATGTACTATAACTAATAATTTAACAGGTTGTAACAATTCAAATACAGCAACTAAAATAGAAAAAAACGGAACATATACTGCTACACTAACTCCAGAAGAATATTATATATTAGATAGTGTAACTATCACAATGGGAGGTACAGATATTACAAATAGCGCATATAATGAGGGAAATATAAACATTACTAACGTTACAGGCAATATTATTATAACAGCTATAGCTACAAATAACTCTCCATATAAAGATTATGATATATATTTAGATGCAACAAATCATGGTTCTGACGATAATATATGGAAAGACTTATCTGGAAATGGGAACAATGTAATATTAGAATCATTTACACACGATAATACTACAAATGGTTGGATTAACAATAAACTTATATTTGATGGTGTATCAACTTATGGTATATGTAGTAAATTTAAACCTTTTGAAACAATTTCAGATTTTGAATGTGAAATTGTTTTTAATTTTATAACTTTACCTACAAACCCATATTATGTTTTAGGATTAATTAATAACAGCGATAATACTGGATATAAAATTTCTGGCTATAGTGGAGGATTAATAGTTGAAACAGCTTTAGGTTCTACAACTAGAATAAAAGAAGATACTTCGTTATCTTTAAATCTTACTTATTCAATTAAGTTAGCTGTGCAAAATGGAAGAGCAACTCTTATATATAATGGTACAACTATAACAAAAGATATTACAGTTGAAAAAACAACAAATCAACCATTATATTTAGGTGCTAACAAAGAAAGGAATACTATAAAATATTTCGCTAACATAGCTATTTCTAAATTTACATTTAGAAAATTGTAAATTTAAATAAAATCTCTCTGAATATGATATAATTTTACAAGGAGGGATTTTATGGAAAATACAAAAAGATTAGATTATATAGACTATACTAAAGGATTTGGTATTTTATTAGTAATTTTAGGGCATATATATGATACATCAAACCCTATAAAAATTTGGTTATATTCTTTCCATATGCCATTGTTTTTTATAATATCAGGTTTCTTTGCAAAAAATATAAAGTTTAAAGTTTTATTTAAGAAAAAGTTTAAATCTCTGATAATTCCTTATATTAGTTTTGGAATTATTACCATGGGTTTAATGATAGTAACTAATAGTGGATTAAATGGAGAATTTAAAGAATATGTATATTTTTTTATTACAGGTGTAGGAAGAGATGCTTTATGGTTTTTACCTTGTTTATTCTTAATCGAGGTTATATTTAATATAATTATTAAGATTAAAAATAATAAGTACAAAATATTTATTGTTTTTATATTATTTTTAATTGGGTTATGTGGTGCCCATTTTATAAAAAACATGATATTAACAACATTATATAGAGCATTTGTAGGATTAGGATTTTACAGTATAGGAAATTATATGTATACCAAATTAAAAACTACAAATATATCGACTATTATTTTAGTACTATTACTTATAGGAAGTAGTATTTTAGCTATATATAATGGTTGTGTTGATTTATGGGGATTAAATTTTGGTAATAAATTTATATATGTATTTTGCTCAATAGTCAATTCATTTTGTATTATTATTATATTTAAAAAAATATTTGATAATAAAGAAATTGAATCGTTAAGATTTTTTGGAAGAAATACACTTATAATAATGTCTACACAACAATTAATAATTAATTATATAAACAAGTTTACTGGTGTTGATTATTATAATACTCTATATGGAATAGTTACATTTTTAGTGGTTATATTAATAGAAATACCAATTATATATGTTATTAAGAATTACTTATCTTTTATGATAGGTAAATTTCCTAAAAAGAAAAATGCGCAAACTATTACAGGCTAGATTAATTTCTAGTCTTTTTTATATCCAGTTAGTTCGCAATTTAAAAAGATTGCGCAATAAAAAGGACTGTAGGAATACAGTCCTTTTATTATAGAAAGGAGAATTTAACATGAAAATTAACATAAAAACTCCAGAGGGAATTACAATAGAACAAGAAGAAATAGAGGCTTATATAAAACATGTAAGAAAAAATAATCCAAATAGAGAGATAGAATATCTTAATATAACATTAGATAAATTAGGATACGTTGATCTAGAATATAAATTAGCACCAGTCGAATTTGAAAGAGTTAGACGAATTACAGGATATCTAGTAGGAACAACTAACAGATGGAACAACGGAAAGAAGGCAGAACTAAAAGACAGAGTAAAACATGAATATTAAAATAGATTATTATTTTAAGGAGGTGATAACAATGTAAAATTATTATATTTGTGTAAGTATTTAATATATAGTAAAACTTAAAAAAAGCATTATTTTAGGACTGTAGAGGTACAGCCCTTTTTTATTGCAAGAAAGGAGAAATAATGGATACAGAAGTAATAGTTGCAGCAATTGCGTTTATTGGAACATTAGTAGGATCCTACTTTGCAAATAGTAAAACAACTGCAGTTATGCAGGAACAAATTAAAAGTATAAAAGAAGATATAAATACCCTATCAACAAGGGTAGACAAGCATAATAATTTAGTAGAAAGAATGGCAAAAGTAGAAGATTCAGCAAAATCAGCGCATCATAGGATAACAGAACTATCAGAAGGAGGAAAATAAATGTTAGACTTAAATATATTGGGTGATTATATAGTATTGTTAGTTGTAGGAATTTGTGTATGTATAGGCTATGTAATTAAAACAAGTTTCGATTTTATAAATAATAAATATATACCATGTATAATGACTATACTTGGATGTGTTCTAAATATTTGGGTAGCAGGAGATATAAGTCCAGAAATAATTTTAGGTGGTATGTTATCAGGACTTGCATCAACTGGATTACATCAAACTTTTAAAAATTTAATAAGGGGTGAAAAAAATGAGTAAATATTTAGTAGCAATCGATGCAGGACATGGAATGTGTACACCAGGTAAGCGTTCTGTAAAATTGTCTTCAGATCTGTATGTTAATGGAGTCTTAGTTAGAAAAAAAGGTGAAATAATTAAAGAAAATGAATGGAATAGAGCTATATCTGAGTATTTAGCAAAAGCACTTACTAGATGTAATATTGGCTATATGTATACTGCTGATATGACAGGAAAAACAGATGTACCTCTAGCAACTAGATCATATAGAGCAAATAAAGCAGGTGCAGATATATTAATTTCTAACCACTATAATGCAGCTGGAACAGCAACTGTTTGGCAAACAAAAGTTAAAGGATTACTTGTTTTACGTACTAAAAATTGTTCTTCAAAATCTATAACATTGGGAAAATTAGCAGTAAAACATTTAACAGCAGATATAGATTATGAGTATAATTACGGCTTGATGCGCGATGTAGATATGAGTGGATTTACACTAGCGATTTTAAGACAAACAAATATGCCTGCCATATTAATTGAATATGGATTTATGGATTATGAAAAAGAAGCAAAACTTATGTTAAATCCATCACATCAAGAGAAATGTGCAGAAGCAGTTTGTAAAGCAATTTGTGAGTATTTTGGTATAAAATATATTTTGCCAAATATTAAAGAAGAAAATAAAACACTATATGTTAAGATAAAAGAAGATATAAATATGCATAATCGACCAGACTTTACAAAAGAGAGTACAATAGGCATTGTAACTGCTGGTGGAGTTTATACAGTTATAGAAGAAGTAAAACGTTCTGATACTAATATGTATAGATTAAAATCAGGAGTATATATAACAGCATCTCCTAAATATGTAGAAATATTCAAGAAATAATGAGCCGATATGAGCTAATATGTATAAATATACTAATATAAGTTTATACTTCTAAAAAAGGAGGTATACGCATGTTACTTAGATTAGGATATTTTATATTAGGAGCATTATTAGCAACAGCTATAGTACCATTATTATTAGTAGGCTAAGGTTTTATACCTTAGCCTATTATAATTTACTAGCTTTATATTGATAACTAATTTTATCCTCATTTACTTCTGCATATAGCATAGTAGTATTAATATTTGTATGACCAAGCAACTTCTGAACAACTGTAATATCTGCAGTAGAAGCAAGTTTTGTTGCAAAAGTATGTCTTAGAAGATGAGGATACAATTTCTTTACGTTTAATTTTTCTTTTATTTTCTCAAATCTTTTTTCAATTGCTCGTTTAGACATTCTATTATAAGGTTTCTTAATTCCTACAAACAGAGCAGTATTATAATCTTTTCTCTCATTTAAATATTGTTCTAAATAGAATTTAGCAATATCAGAGAACATAACATTCCTTTCTTTATTACCTTTGCCGACAACAGATAATTTATTAGATGTAAAGTCTAAGTCATTTATATCTAATTTAACCAATTCTGAAACTCTTAGTCCAGTAGAATAAGCAAACTCTATTAGGGCTCTATCTCTTTTATTATCACAAGCAAGTCTTACCTGTTCTAAATTTACATCATTTAAAGATTTTCTTAATCTCTTTTCTTCTTTTACCTTTTTAATCTTACGAGAAGGATTTATATCTAAATAACCTTCATCATATAAAAAATTAAAGAATGACTTTATAGTTGTGATAATTGTATTTAAAGTATTTGATTTACATGTAGTTTGTTTATTAAGTATGTACATTTTTAAGTCAGCTACAGATATTTTAGTTATATCTTTTTCTAAATATCTATCTAATGCTTTTAAAGTATAACATTTATTTTTTATAGTTTCTTCTGATAGACCTTCTAGTCTCATAGAATTAGCATAGATATCTATATAAGTTAAGAAGTCGCCTTCTTCTTCCTTTAGCAATGTTATTTCTACATTTTGAGTACATTTATATAAAAGGTTACTTAATGCTCTTTGTTGAATTACATTAAAACCAAATTGATCTGATATTTCTCTTACCGCTTTTGTTATAAATCTTTCATTATAATTCACTATATTTTCTACTACGTTCATTTTTATCCCCTCTTTATTATATTTGTGTTTATAAAAATATCTTCGACTTATCGAATATATATTTGATATTATTATAATTTTGCATATTCGTATTGTCAATATATTTCTTTAGTTTTTCAAAGATTTATGTTATATTATAAATATAAAATGTTTTAGGAGGATGTCATGGGAATTAAATTTTATAAGTTATTAGATTTATTAAATAGGAAAGGAATAAATAAAGAGGAATTAAGAAAAAGAACAAACATTTCGTCTTCAACTATGGCTAAGATATCAAAAAATGAATACGTATCTTTAAAAGTAATAGAATCTATATGTAGGGAACTTAATTGCCAACCAGGGGATATAATGGAGTATATATCAGAAGAAGATAAAAAAAGCTAGAGAATAATATCTCTAGCTTTTTTATATAAATAGCTTGTCCATACATATTATAAAATAAAATTAAATTAGATTAAGAAAGTTTATCCTAAAATAAATTTAAAATATAAAATGATATATGATTGATAAAATCTAAAAGTAAGTATAAGAATAGATATATAAAATAAATTTATATTAAAAAATTATAAAAAGTGTATAAAAATTTTAAAACAGGAAATAATATAAGTATAAATAAAAATTAAATATCAATATACTCCTGATACTTTAGTTATTTTTAATATAAAATTTCAATGCAGAAAAATAACTAAAAATAAAAGATGGGGGAGTCTGTGCGGCGGGGCCAATAAATAAAAAGACATTGGCGCTGCTTTTTATTTATTTAAACCAGTCGATTGTACAACCCTCACTCTAGCAATACCAATAAAAAACAGTGTGAAGCACAAAAAGCACGCTTCATATAATCAATCACATAGTAAGTCAAATATTTTTCTAAAAGTAGTCAAATATGTGAACCGTATTGCATATATATTAGATATAAAAAGAAAAAGGGGGAAAACAATATGCAAGAACGAGATCTAAAAATTCTAAGTTTTTTAACTATGTGTAGAATATGTACTAGAAAACAAGTTCAAGAATTATTATTTACAAATGTACATGAAAATATACCACTTAGAAGATTAAAAAAATTAACAGATGAAGGGTATATAAATAGAAAAATGTTTAATGTAGAAGGTACTAAGAATATGTACGTATACTATCTGGATAAACAACCTAAAAAGAAACTAATAACGCATGATCTTTATATAACTGATTTTTTAGTGAAGCTTATAAAGAATAATTATGAGATTGTAGAATTTAAAAAAAGTCCGCAAATAGGGAATATTATCCCAGATGCATATGTGAAAATAAAAAAAGAAAATAAAGTAAAAAGAATATTATTAGAAGTACAGATAAGTCCGAATGACTGTTTAACAAAATATAAAGAAATTAAAGATATAATAATAGAAAATACAGATTGGCCTGTGATGCCTACGTTATATGTAATTAATAACCAAGGCCTAAATAAAAGGTTAAAGGATATAAAAGTTATCTATGACAATATAAAAATCGAAAAGGTAGGTGACTTATATGATTAATTTATTAATAGATAGTATATTTAATGCTGCTAAAGCAATAGAGAATATACTATTAAAGAAAAAATATAATTGGGATAAATTATTTTTTGAGATTAACCTATGTAATAGAAGTGGAGAATATCCATGGTTACATCACCAAAAAGATAATAGAATGTTCTTTTTTACTATTCCAATAGGTTTAAGTATTAGTAATTTTAAAAAGCATAAATTAGAAATAGCAACTTTCTTAAAAGTAAAAGAAAATAATTTAAAAATAGAATATGAAAATACATTAGTAGTAATAAGTAAAAATGAACAAAATGAAAGTTATGATTATGAAGATTATAATTTTAATGAAAAGAAAGGAATCCCAATAGGAATAGATTTAGACAGACATAATATAGTTTACTGGGATTATAATTCACCAAATGAATGTCATTTACTTATAGCAGGAGCTACTGGTTCAGGTAAATCTGTTTGTCTAGATGTAGTTGTAAATAGTTTACTTAATAGAAAAAATATAGAGTTATATTTACAAGATACGAAAATGGTAGACCTATATAAATATAAAAATAGAAAAAATGTTAAATATTATGGTGAAGGGAAAGAAAATATAGAAGAAGTACTAGAAGATCTAGTAAAAGAAATGAACAGGAGATATAAAATTTTAAGAAGAGTAGATAAACAATTTAAGCCTATATTTATAATAATTGAAGAATTAGCATCATTTAATATAAAAGAAGATAAAGTATTTTACAAACTATTGAGTGAAATATTAGCAAAAGGAAGAGCTGCAAAGATATTTATAATTCTTACAACTCAAACACCATATGCAGAAGTACTACCAGGGCAACTAAAAGCAAATGTAAATACAAAAATAGGTTTAAAGGTAAATACAAAAGAAGCATCTAAAATAATATCAGGGGATTATAATGAATTGATTAATTTAAGAGGATTTGGACATGCAAAAATAATTAATTCATTAGGAATTAGAGAAATACAATGTTTTAAAATAAAAGAAGCACCTACTGCTGCAACAGTAGATGCTCCAGATGATAATAAAAAGGCCAACAACCATTAATTAACATCTATTTATATTATATAAGAATATTAACATTTTAGCTATTAGATTTTAAATAATTTAAATTCAAAAAAATATTTTAGTGACCGAAAAGTGACCAAAACATATTTTTAGGTTAATTGGAATTAAATTGAAAAAAGCTTGTAATTATTGAAATTACAGAAAAAAAGAGGCACCTACAAGGGGGAAAAAATTGTAGATGCCTTAAAATATATACTTATTAGGGGGATAAATGAATTAAGTTAAATGAATCTATTTTAAATGCAATAAACGTTGTAAAATAGCTATTTATTTAAATGGTGTAAAATGGAATAAGTGACCAAAAAGTGACCAAATGCTATTATAAGTGACCAAAAAGTGACCAACAAAAATATAATTATAGTAACAATTTTTCTATATTGTCAGAAGCTTTTTTATCCATTTCTTTTAAAACATGAGAATAAGTATCCATAGTGATTTCAATTTTACTATGCCCTAATCTTTCACTTACTGTTTTCATATCTACTCCAGACATTAACAACAAAGTGGCATGAGCATGACGCAATTTATGAGGGCGAATATATCTTATATTAATTCTTTTTAAAAATCTTTTATAACTTTGTACAAATCCTGTTAAGCTTAAATATTTTAATTCACTATTTAAACAAACCACATCAAAGTCATTTTTTTTATATAATCCTTGTAAAACTAATTTATTTTGTCTTATTTTTTCTGTTCTTAGCATATGGATAATAGCATCTGGAACAGTTATATTTCTTATCCCATTTTCAGTCTTAGGTCGTCTCATGTAATATTTCCCGTTTCCATATATTAAATTTTTATTTATATGCAAAGTATTATTTTGAAAATCTATATCTTCCCAACACAAACCGGCAATTTCTCCGAAACGCATGCCAGCAAATAAAAATAAATTAATAGGAATATCTAAAAATTTAGTATATTGACAGTTATCAAGTATAGTACGTATTTCATCTAATGTATAGATATCATTATCTACTGTAGAAATTGCTTTAGGTTTAGTTATAAATTCAGGAATATTTGTACTAATTTCTTGGAATCTATAACACTCTCTTAAAACAGCATTACTAATTTGATATATTTTTTTCTTAGTTGCGTCACTAAGATCTAAACGACCTACATAATTCATAAAGTCTTGATACATACTAATTGTAATATCAGTTAATTTTACATTTTTAAAAAAAAATTTGATGTGTTTATTTATTATGGCATAAGCATTATTTAGAGTTTTTGGACTATATTCGTGTGACTTATCATAATAGTATTTAATACATCTATCTACGAATGTAAAATTTTTAGGGAGCTGAAATCTATTGTTGTTTATAGCACTCTTTAATTCAACAACGTATTTTTCTGCTTCCCTTTTTTTATTAAATTTTTCAAATATTTTTTGATGTTCTTTCCCATCTTCTCCAATATATCTAACACAAACTTCATACATATTACGGCGTTTTCTAGTTAATACACTTATTATGTTGTTTTGCATAAGAACCTCCTAATCTCACTTTTAAAATCATTTTTAAAATGAAAAAAATTTTTGTTATTTATTATATATAAAATTTCAAAAAATAAACTTAAAAATATAAGATATACGATATAAAAAAATTGTATACGATAAAAATATCTCGTATACAATTTTTATTATTTTGTATACGAGATATCTTTTGTATACTAAAAAAGGAATAAATTAAAATATAAAATTTAACACAAAATATAGAACTTGAAAAAAAAATATAGTTCTTCTATAATTATCTTAATTGAGTTTTAATCGAATGTATGTTCTATATAAAGGGGGTTAAATTATGGATAATAAAAAAATGCAAGAAGAAAATATAAAAAAAGAAATTTTAAAGGGGATACAAAATATACATGATATGAAATATTTGGAATTAATAAAAATATTTATATATAATTATAATAAATAATTTATATTAAAAAGATAAGCAAATGCTTATCTTTTTTTATTTAAACCAGTTATTATTTTTTTGATGACTTCCCAATCTTCAGAATCCAATTTTAAAATAGTGAGTATGAGATCTTTTTTTAATTGATCTCCATCTTGTACTAATTCAGAAATATATTTTATTAATTCTTCATCTGGTGATAATGATTTAAATATATTACCTGTACCTTCTCTTAACCATTCTTCACGGACATTAAAAACAGTGCAAATAGTTTTGATGTTTTGCTCAGTGACGTTAGACCCTTCTCTTTCTAAAAAACTAACAGAAGTTTGTGCAATTCCTAATGCATCTGCAAACTGCTTTTGATTATATTGTAAATATTTTCTTAATTCTTTTATTCTTTTATTCATTTTTGACCTCCAAACTTTATTATATACAAATTATAACAATGATTGTTAAAAAAAACAAGAAAAATAGCAAAAATACATTGACTTATATTAATCTTTGCTATAATATATAAGTATATTAACAATCGTTGCTAAAAAAGGAGGGCATAAAATGAACGATATAGAAAGAAAAAAGATGCTAGCAAACGAAATTGCTTCTATAATTAATAATTTAAACGATACAGATGTAAGAGGCATATGGATGGTTGCACAAGCATTATATGCTAAACAAGAACTAGAAAAACAAAAAGAAAAGAAAAAACAATGAAAAATGGCGAGTTAAACTCGCCTAATTTAAAAAATTAAAAGGGGAAATAGAAATGGCTACTGAAACAGAAAAATTTATAATCAGGAATATAGCTCAAGCAGATTTAATTAATTCTATTTTAGAAAGAATTGATTTGCCAGAAATAATTCAAAAGTTTAGAACAAGTGATGAATTTAAGGCTAGAGATTATATGACTGTAAAAGAGTTTTCAAACTACTTAAATTGTAGTGAAGCATATGTTAGAAATTTAATTCAGTATGGAAAGAAAAATAATTCTTTTTATGTTGCAAAAGTCGGAAGAGAATATAGAATAGATAGAATTTCATACGACAAATGGGTTGCAGCTGGGGGGGAATTTTAAGTTAAATTAAAGGGGGAGAATAAAATGAAACACCTAGAAGATTTGACAGTTAAAGAATTAAGACAAGCAGCAAAAGAATTAAACATAAAAGAACGTAGCAAAATGAATAAGGCAGAATTAATTGAAGCCTTAAAGACAAGAGAACCAAAGAAAGAAAAGACTAATCAAGAAGCTAATCAAAATACAAATCAACAAACAACAAGAAAAGTAGCACAAAATAAAAACGTAGACTCTAAAGGACTAATAAGAATATGGCATGATGTAGTAAGAACATTACCAATCGGGACACCAGTAACAGTAAAAATGTTCAGTAAAGAGGATGTAATAAAAACATTTACTGGAAGAATTAAAGCAGGTAACAGAAAAAGAGATGATGGATTACCTGATGTTTTTATAAAAGTAGGAGCTAAGAAACCTTTCAATTTACAACTTTACGATAATATACAAGTATTTATGACAGAAAAAGATTATCAAAAAGCAAGATATGGTGAGTAATTTTTAAACTCTAAAATAAATTCTGAGTAGTAAGGAGAGGGGGGAAAGATAAAATGATAGTTTATTTTAAAGATGAGGAAACAATGGTTATAGAAACAGAAGGCAACAAAGTAGAAATCAAACTAAAAGATAAAAATCAAAATAAAAACTTAAAATTAGAGTTTCAGGAATAGCTAGAAAAGTTAAAGTAAAATCAAGTCGAGAGTGCACTAAATGCGGTGTTTACCGACTTGATAATAATATTAACTTTAGAACATATAATAAATAATTTTAATTTATATTATTTATGATTTGGGGGAAGTAAAAATGTCATATATACAAAAGACAATAATATCAGGGAAAGTAGTAGAAGTTATAAAACAGTATGACAGAAAACACTTCCCTAAAGGTAAACATACTAAGTTTAAGAAAAGTGATATTAGAGGACCAAAAGAAAATAAAACTACTGAACAACAAGAAAAAGTGAATTATAGACAAAAAGAATTAAAACTTACTAGACTATTAAATTGTAACTTTCAAGGTGGAGATTATCATATAGTTTTTTCTTATAAAGAAGATCTTAGACCAAATAGCATAGAAGAGTTAAAAGACGATAAAAAGAAGTTGCTAAGAAAAGTAAGAACTGAATATAAAAAACAAGGAAAAGAACTTAAATATATAGCAGTAGCAGAAGTAGGAAAAAGAAAAGCATTACATTTTCATTTTGTAGTTAATGCTATAGATACTTCTATATTCCAAAAGTGCTGGAATAAAGGATTTATCAAGATTAGCTTACTGGATAAAAGTGGACAATATAAAGATTTAGCAGCTTATTTATTAAAATATACGAAAACAAATAAAGAAGAAGCTAAACAACTTAATGGTGCTGCATGGAACAGTAGTAAAAATTTAGACAAGCCAGTTGTAAAAGTAAAAGTAATAACAAGAAGTCAATTCTTTAAAGAAGAAGTAACAAAATCAAAAGAATATAAAGATTATTACTTAGAAAAAGATAGTACATATGTAGGATTTAATGAGTTTACTGGATATAAATTTTTTAAATATACACTAATTAGATTGAATTGATAGGGGGAATTGATTTGAGTAAATATAGTAAAACATATTATCTAAGAGAAAAAACAGAAGATTCCGAACAAATGCAAATTATAAATTACTGTAATAGTATGAGCGCATATATACCAGAATATGCAATGATTTATCATATACCGAATGAAGGTAAAAGAAAAAATGGGGCTAAGCTAAAAAGAATTGGATTAAGAAAAGGTGTGCCAGATTTGTGTATGCCAGTACCTCGAATGGGATTTCATGGCCTATACATAGAACTTAAAAAAGATAGCACTAAAAAGGCAAGTAAAGAGCAACAGGAATGGCTATTTAAGTTAGAACAACAAGGATATGCAACATCACTTTGTTATGGAGCAGTTGAAGCAATTAATCTTATAACTGCTTATATGGATTCTGACTATGAGACATTCAAAGATAACTATAGAAATGCGAAAGGTGAAAAAAGATACTAATAGGGGGAATAAACAGTGATAATAGATAAATTCATTGTACATATGCTTGATATAAATTTAGACAAACCGATGTTAGCTGACTTTATAGGAAAAGATTATTCAGATGTAGATAAATTCTTAAAGAAGCTTATAACAAAATGTCAAAAACATGATGAAACAATGAGGGCAAAATGGAAATATGCTGAAGAGTTTATTCAAGATTGTTGTAACAGTATATTTGAGGATGAGGATAATTTCACAAATGCGAGTAAACAAATAGCAGCACATTATTATGACCTAATGAAAAATAACAATATATTAGAACCAGTAACACTTGTTATATGTCAATATACAGTAAAGGCAACTCAAAATATAGCAATTATGAGACTGGAAAATAAAAAGACATATAGTACAACAGTAGATCTTATAGAAGATAAATTTAATATAAACATTATTGAAAATAAGAAAACAATTTCAACTACATTAAAACAATGTGCATTAATACATGAAGAAAACTTAATGCCACTATATGACTTAGTAATATTAGATAAAGAATCAAGTGAGGAATCAATATTTAAGGAATTTTTAAAAGCTGAAATAATAAGAGATGACACATATAAAACTAGAGTATTTATAGACATAGCACAAATGTATATTGATGTAGGCTTTGAAAAAATGGATAAAAAAGAAGCTGCTATAAAGACATTGGAGTGTATGCTTGATACAACAAGTAACATGGATATAAACAAGTTTATAGATTTAAGTGGCATAGACGGAGATATAAAAGGGACATTAGAAAAATATGATATCTATGATAGCTTTAACATAGATAAAAAAGTAGTAGAAAAAGAGTTTAAGATAAGATCAATAAAAACAGATACTGGATTTGTTATAAAAAATAAATTTAATGCTTTTAAAGATAGTAGTAAATACAAAATTATAAATAATCCAGATGGAACAACGGATTTATTGATAAAAAATATTCAGTATTTTAAGGAGGGGTAGATATGAGTGGATTAACACCAGTGAATTTTAATAATGAAATAGTAATAACTACTAAAACATTAGCAGAAGTTTATGAATGTGATGTGAGTAATATAAAAGTAAATTTTAATAGCAACAAGGATAAGTATTAGGAATAGCTAAACCTCCACTAGACAAAGCTAAGAAATTAGCTGATATATTTGGAGTAACAATAGAAGATATTTTTTTTAGCAAATCAGATGAATTGAATTCTACAAATAAGTAGATGGATTAATTTAATTCAACAAATTATATTAGAAAGGGAGATTGAACATGAAACTTAACTTAGTAGAAAATCAAGATGATAGAAGTTATGTTATGGAATCAGAAATACATGGAGCTATTAACTTAGTAGAACTACTTGAAAGATATGGAAAAATAATGGACTACATGACTGAAAGTATGGTAGCTAGTTTTTATCAAGTAGGAAACGGCTGCATAATGGAATATGGAAACAAATATGCAGAAGAATTAAGCCGATATGGATATAAAGTTTTAAGAGATAAAGAATTAAAAGAATTAAAAGGTAACAAGGAGTTAACTTGTACCCTTAATATTTCAAAGTATACATCTCAAGTTAGACTATATCCAATAAAGGCAGTAGTAGTAATTGGAATGATATTGACAGAATCTAAAATAGCCGAACAATTAAGACAGGATATAATGGATAAATTATTTAATCAGCAAACAATGCAAATATCAGAAAAACAGATGTTACAGTTGAAAATTTTAAATGGTGACGATATGGAAAGAATTTTAGCTTTAAAAGAATATGAGGGAGTTATAACTAAACCTCTAATAGACACCATAGAAAAACAATCAGATGCAATAAATGAATTAAAACCACATGCAGAATATGCAGAAAGAGTTTTAGAAGATAAAAAAACACTATTAACTCCAACTCAAATAGCTAAAGATTTTGGAATGGCTGGTAAAGCATTAAATGCATTATTACATGATCTAGGAGTTCAATATAAGCAAAACGGACAATGGCTTTTATATGCTAAGTATCAAGGTAAAGGATATACAGGACCGTATCAACCAGATATACCAAATGCTAAACCTCAGACAAGATGGACTCAAGCTGGTAAAAAGTTTATCCATGACATTTTAAGAAAAAATGGCTATAAAACAATTTTAGAAAATCAACAAGAACAACAAAGATTTGACTTTAACTAAGGGGGCTTAAATATGGAAGATAATAAAAAACTAAGTTTCACATACTTTGGTGATATAAGAATAGAGAAAGCAAATGTTAGAGTGATAGAAATAGGGGCTGGAAGTCTTAAATTCGCAATAGATGAAAGATATCCTCATTACATAAAGGTTTACATAGGAGATAACTCTGACGAAGGATTTGAATACATTGACGATATATTAGGGATAGATCAAAAAATAAATGATGATGAATTTATGACAATAGTTCTTAATTATTGTGTGCAACATGTAGAGTTTATAACAAATAAAGCGATGGAAGAAAGAGTTCAAAATTACTATAAAAAGCTAGAAAAAGAGAATAAAAAGGTAAAACAAATTTTATCTCAATATACAGATGAACAGTTATTAAACGAAGTTAACGAAAGAGGACTTTTAGGAGGTAACTAACATGGCAACTTACATAAAAACAGAACATTTCTTCAAAAGAGAAGTAGAAGCAGTATCAGACATATTAAGAGCTAGAGGTTTTAAAGAAGAATGGAGCATAATAACTCCATATCAAGCAGAGATAAAAATGTTTCACGTATTACAAAATAAGTTTGCACTACTTAGAAAACAAGGCAATAACACAGTAGTAGATTATTCGAGATAGTTTGTAAGTGGGACTCAAATTTTAAGAGCTATTAAAGATAAAATGGACGAGCTAGGAGTGTTATTAGTACCAGAGATAGATTATAGTACATTTCATTTAACTTAAAAGACCTTCTAATTTAGATATTTACAAGATTAGAAGGTCATAAAAGGGGGAGTAAAAATGTATGAAGCTGTTAAAGAAATTACAGGTGATCTTATAAAGAAAAGATATATAAAAAATGATAAAGATTTAAATTTACATATTGAGTCTAAATTAGACCAATACTGCTTTAAATTTGAAAATAAATCACAAAGAGAAAGTTTAAAAAAGCATATAATTGAGAATGCCTTAAAAGAAAGAGAAGAAATTGATAAAGCTAAGTTAGAAAAACAAGATATAAAAACAAAGAAATCAAGAAGAGAAGGAAAAAGTTTCATAGCAGTTGATTTCTGTAAAGAAGGGGAAATACATAGCTACAAAACATTAACAGAAGGATGTAAAAAAATGAAACTAGACCCAAGTAGAGTTGGTGAGTTTTTAAGAAATAATAATGAGTATTATCTTCCGAGAAAAAGAAAATGGATTATAAATAAAGATAATGAAGAAAATGAAATGATAATAGAGCATTTAGAAGAAATTGTACAAAATGCAAAAGAACTTTATGAAATAGAAAATAAATGTGGATATACATATAAATTAACAATAAGAGAAGCTATACAGATGGCTATAAAACTTAAACAAGAAGAAATAAAAAATGAATATAAATTTTTAGGAGGAGAGAAATGATTAAACATTATTGTGATAAATGTCAAAAAGAAATAGAAAAAAAAGATAAATACAATATAACAATACAAACATATAAAGGAGAACTAATAAATGAGGATATAGAATTATGTGGAGATTGTGCTAATACTATAGATAAATTTACTTTTCCTATTCTAGATACAAGAAACTATGAGTTTCAAGAAGAACTGGATAAATTAAAAGAAGAAACAGAAGAATTGTTAGTAGCTATAGATAAATATAAAGGAAAAGAAGAAATTATACTAATAGATGAAGTAATAGAAGAAAGTTATGATGTTATACAAGTTGTTGTAAATATTTTATATAGATTAGGTTTATTAGAATTTATGTCAGAAGGTTTAGAAAAACATATAGAAAAATTAAAGAAAAGAGGGTGGAAATTTGAAGGTAAATAAAGAGAATAAAATAAATACATTAGAAGCATTAATGCATTTAAAAAATATTTGTAATAAAGAAGAAGACTGCAAAGAATGTGAAATTAAAAAGATATTAGGTGCATGTGTTTATCAAACTATACCAGAAGAATGGAAATTATTAAATAAGGAGGGGAGACAATGATAAAAATAATATTAATTCTAATAGGAATTTCGGTTGTATTTAGCACAGGTTTTACAGCTGGAGCAACATGGAATTACATTCATACAACAAATAAGCAAATAGAATGTATAGACAGATATTTAGAAGAAGAAACAAGAAAATTTAAAGAAAAAGAGGGGAATAGATAATGAATAGTGTAAGTTTAGTAGGGAGACTAACAAAAGACCCAGAGTTAAGATATATTCCTGGAACTGGAACAGCAGTTGCAACATTCACAATTGCAATAGATAGAGATTATAAGAAAAAAGACGGTACAAAAGAAACAGATTTTATACCTATAGAAGTAATAGGAAAAGCAGCTGAGTTTTGTGCTAATTACATAACAAAAGGAAGATTAGTTGCAATTCAAGGAAGAATTAAAGTAGATAGATATAAAACTCAAGCAGGGGAAAATAGAAGTTTTACAAAAGTTAGCACAGGAAGTGTACAAGCTTTAGACTATAAAACTAACCCACAAGATAATCCAAGTTTTGAACCAACACCAGGATTAGATCCAAATGGATTTCAAGCTATAGATGATGATGACATACCCTTTTGATGCTACTATATTTGAAAATAAGCTTAGAGGATTTAGAGATAGTAAAGGAAATATAACAAATATAGTAGGAAAGGTAGAAGATTTTGATAGTAAAGAATCATTCTTTAAATTCTTAGTAGAAAATAATATCACTATTAAGAAAGAACAAATAAGAGAAGCTTATATAAGATATTACAGTATATTACCGAAGAAAGCTAAAACAGCAGAGTATATATCCGAAAATGAAGGATATACATTTTGCAAACAAGGTAGGGGGGCAAGTAAAGTTTATACTGTAGAATTAATTTCTATGTGAAAGGGGCGAAAAGAAAAAATGAATAAATCAGAAGAAATGGATTAGAGAGCTAATCAATCAAAATTACGAGGTAGCTGTGAAGAAGCTATACAGACAATAAAAAGATATTTAGGGATATAAGAGGTGAAGAAATGAAAATAGATTTGAGTAAAAAAGGAATAGAGTTTTTAGATTTTCTTATAGATCAAGAAATAACAGATAGTGAAAAAACACTAAGGGAATGGGAAAACTCAAAAATATTAAATACAAATAAAGAAAATAATGAAATAGTTAAAAGAGTATTAAAAAATAAAATAAAATTCATGAACACATTAAAAAGTAAGTTGATAATAGAAGATAATAAAAATGAAATCATATGTGAAAGATGTGGTTTACCAAAATACTATAAAGGACTTTCAATAGATGTTAGATATTACGAATACGCAAAACAAACATTGTGCGATTGTTGTATAGATATATTTAACGGAAACTCATGGGGATATAACAGATTAAAGGAATTATTTGGAGATGAACAAGCTAAGAAAATGCTAACAGCAGGATTTAACGAAGTACCATTTGGATTTAAAATTTCTACAGTACTTCCACCGTTTTTAGGAGAAGAAAATAATTTAAAAAATATAATACATATAGCTAATGAGCTAAATAGTAAATTATATGATAAATAATATAAAATTTGAATGTGAATATATGACAATGCTTGGATGTGGCGCTAGAGATAGCGCCAAAGAATTAATGTTACAAGAATTAATAGAAGATGGGACAATGGGAATAGAAGATTTATGTAAAGAACAATGTTGCTTAAATTGTGATAAAAGTTGCGGGTATAGATGTGGGAGAACTTATAAAGAAGTAAATAAAAGGGAGTGATATATTGTTATTGAGTAAAGTAGAAGAGATAGTAAATAGAGCAAAAGAAATAATGGAAGCTAAGGGGCTAAGTCCTCTAGCTTCTGTGATAAAAGCAATAGAAGAAGTAGAAAGAGAATTGGAGGGAGAATAAATGGAAGAAATAAGACAAGCGCTTAAAACTATAAAAAAGGAATGTGAAAAATGTAGTTCAGCACAATGCGAAAGTAATTGCCTTATATATAAAATATTAGGAGATTGCATAGCAGTTAACTCAGTGCCAGATATGTGGGAAGTATAAAAGTACATTAATTGGGGGAAAGATTATGGCAGAGAAAAAAAAGGAAAAGAAGAGAGATCCATTATTTCAAAAAGCAGAAAGAAGGCTTTACGATTATACAGGACTAAAAGCTGATGTAGAATGTCTTGAATATGAACTAGAGATATCAAAACAAGAATATGAAGGATGTAAAGCTATTACATATTCTTCTGAAACTACAGGAATAACAAATAATATAACTGATACGGTATATGAAGAATTAATAAGAAGGGAAAAAGATATATTAGATAAAACAAAGAAAATAAATAAGAAAAAAATACAAATAAAAAGAGTAGAAGCTGCAATGAGTTTATTAGATGAAACAGAAAAAAAGATTGTAGAAGCTAGATATTTTAGCAATGATAGGAGAAAAAATAATTGGAATCACATAGCTAAAATGACTGGTTACTGCGATAGACAGTGTGTAAACATAAGAGATGGCTTAATAGAAAAAATAAAAAATAGATTATAATATAGAATGAAAAAGTTCGGAAGTATTTCAGAAAAATTTCAGAAAAATTTCAGAAACAATATGTTACTATTATATTGTAAAAAAATATATAAATTCCCCACATTAAATAGTAATATAGGTCTAGAGAAGCTGATGTACTTTAAATAGAGTGCATCAGCTTTTCACATTCAAGGAGTTGGAATGAAATGGGAAAAAAGTATATAGAGATATAAATGAGGTTATAGAAGCTACAATAGAAGTTCCGAAGAAGTATTGGGAACTGGAAGAGTTGATGCGAGATAAACCTAACTTTGATAAATCTCCAGGAGCAAGAAAGATATATCAGAGAAAAGAATATGTTATATATCAGGTAAAGCATGGATATATAGTACATAATACTAAGAAACACTTTGAAGAAGGACATACACATATACATAACTATAACAAAGCTAAAAGTATAATAGATTTAGCTGTAAGAAAGAAGATGCCCAATACACCAAGAAAGTGGGAAATAGAATGTCTATTAAGAATAGCTAAAGATGAAAAATATAAAGAAGAATTAAGAAGCTTATTAGAAGCAATCAAATAATTTAAATAAAGGATCTTATTATAATAATAAGGCCCTTTATTATTTAGGAGGAAAGATAAATGGAAGAAACATTATATAATTTAATAAATAATGTGTTTAATATAATAATAGATGAATTTAGAAGATGTATAAGTACAATAATAAATACATTCATAGAATATGAGGCAATACGTGAAAAATCAAAAGAGCATGAAGAAAATTGTAAGTTATTTAGATATAGATATAGAAAGACTAATAGATTAAATAGCCAAGTATATAATAAGAAACATATATGTAGATGTAGGAGTACTATATAGCAATGAAAAGTAAAGATTTAGAAAAATGGATAAATGAACTGATAGAGAAAGATGAATTAGCTAAATTTTATATGAGTAAAGAATTTAGACATCTAAAAAAAGCTATATTAGAAGAAAATCATTGGGAATGTGAAATTTGTAAAAAAGAACATGGAAAGATAACAAAAGCAACAACTGTACATCACGTACAGTTTGTTAGGAATCATCCAGCATTAGCTTTGAGTAGATATTATACTTATAATGGGAAACAATATAAAAACCTAATTGCCGTTTGTTCTTCTTGTCACAATAAATTGCATCCTGAGAAGAGGAAAGGATTTAATCAAAGTAAAAAAGAAAAATTCAATAATGAGGAAAAATGGTAAAAAAGAGCCTACTTAGTTGTAGACTCTTTTAATAATGTTATTGCTTTATCAAGTAATTTAGATACTGGAATAGATGTTTCTTTAGAATATTCTTTTAACCAGTTATATAAATCATTATCAATAGCAGAACCGATTGGAGTTCTATTTTTTAAATCTTTTCTAACCATATTATCACCTCAATTTAATTATAAAATATTGTTATTCTGATTGCAACTGATATCAGTTTATACTATAATATAATTAGAAAAAGAATTAATAGGGGTGGTTGATGTGGAAGAAATTTGGAAGGACGTTGAAGGACTTGAAGGTTTATATAAAGTAAGCAACTATGGGGAATTAAAAAGAATATATAAAAACGGAGAGAATATAATAAAAGGTTCTTTAAAGAAAGGATTAATAAGAGTAACATTAAAAAATAAAGATAAATGCCTAAATATAAGTTTAGCAAGACTAGTAGCACAAACATTTATTAGAGATTTAAAAGAAAATGAAATAGCTATTCATATAGATGGAGATAAATTAAATAATAGATATGATAATTTAAAGATTTTAACTTTAAAAGAAGCAGGTAAAATAAATGGAGAAAAAAGTATAGAATTAATTGGCAGAAATAAATTAGAAAAAGATTTTATAAAAAAATTTAGTTTATTGCATGGCGATAAATGGGAATATGTAGGAGGTTATACTAACAGCAGAAATTCTATTATTATAAAGTGTAAAATATGTGGAAGTCAAATAAATATTATTCCTGATAATTCGTTGAGAAAAACTGCAAAATTAAAATGTAATAAGTGCGAAACTGAAAAATATATAAATAATTTCAAAATTGAATTTAACAATAAATATAAAAATAAATATAAAAATAAATATGAATATATAGATAGGGAAAATAATCAAAATGCATTTACTGAGGATATTCATATAATTAAATGTTTAAAATGTGGGAAAATTAATAAATGGAAAGGTAAAACATTATTATATAGTAAATTTAATTGCAATCATTTAACAGAAAAACAAATAAAGCAAAGAAGATTAGAAAATAAGATAAAGAAAGAAATAAAACTTTATCTGAATTAAGAAATGAAATAAAACAAATAGAGAATAGAAATAAACTATTCGAAGATGAAGTGGATAGAATTAGAGAATGTAAAGTATGCGGTAATATATTTATAGGTACAAAGCGAAGTGCTTGTTGCAGTGATATTTGTAAAAAGAAATATCAAAATAGACAACATGATTTGAGAAGGAGAATAAAAAATAAATCAAATATAAATAATGATATATCATTAGAAAAACTAATGCAAAGAGATGAAGGAATATGCAAGATATGTGGAAGACAAGTAGATATAAATGACTATTATACTGATAAAGGATACTTTATAGCTGGTGAGAACTATCCAAGTATTGACCATATAATTCCATTAGCTAAAGGTGGGACACATACATGGGATAATATTCAGTTAGCTCATAGACATTGCAATACAATAAAGAGGGATAATATAATAGAACAGGAAGAGGAACAACTCAAATGGATTTAGAATTTTAATACTTCTATACAATAT